ACATTACCACGTCATGAACGAAGGAAATAAAGAGGAGATTTTAAATTATATAAATGAGGAAGGAGTTTGTAAACATGTTGTACGAACTTATGAAGAAAGACTCTCGAATTTTCTTAATTACTGCCGATCTTGGATATGGCGTCCTTGATCGTATTCTTGCCGATTTTCCAGAACGCGCGTTGAATGTTGGTTCATGTGAAATGCTCATGATTGGGATGGCTGTAGGGTTGTCTTATTCTGGGTATATTCCAGTTTGTTATTCTATAACACCTTTTGTTCTATACAGACCATTCGAGATGATTCGAAACTATGCCGAGCATGAAAAGGTGCCCATTAAACTTATTGGAACTGGACGGAATAAAGACTACGGAAGCAACGGGTTCACGCACTGGGCTGAAGACGACGAGAGTATTGTGAAAGCTGCGTTTCCTAGCATGAAATTCTTCAAACCAGAAGTACTTGATGACTCTATTGTCAATGAGTTTTTATACAGTGATGCACCTGCGTATATTAATCTTAAAAGATGAACACACTAAGTATTAATGTTGTATATAAAACATTGTCCAGAGACGTGTCAGTCCAGACGTGAATCACTCGAAAAACATCTCGCTACGAGAAATGTAAAAAATCAAATATGGATGACCGATTTTTCTAAACATCATCCATATGTAATTTGGCTTCACAATAAACTCGACGTAAAAACAAATATAGCTTTTACATCTGGTCTCGTAAAGACGCTAGAGACTCTTAGGACTTTTGTTCAATCAAATGAAAAGTCCGCCTTTTTCGCTGATGACGACGTAGTTTTAATTAAAAATTGGAACTCTTTTCAGATTCCAGATATACCATATGTAAACATGTCTGTAGGTGTCAATTTTTCGATGTTACCAGATGGTAAACCGCGAGTCATTGGAAATAACGGGGGGTGTGAACTGATCTATATGACTCGAGAATTTGCACAGTATATGCTTGATAATGTCGATGTCCGGCAAACGATTGATATAGTGATTCACGGTTTAGTAAGACACGCAGGATTTCCGTTGGTATGTGTTCCCGTAGCTCAACAAACATCTTTACTTGAACCCAAAAACTCGAGTTTGGGAAGTTCTGGGATGAGTAACTGGATTCAATTTGTTCAGAACTTTAAGCCGACAGGCGTTCGTTACGAAGAACTACGGAATGAGAGTGGTTTCTTTACTGGGAACGACGCATGAGTATCCAGATGCACCTGTAGACCCAGAGCATCCCGCGTTCAAAAGACTGAAACAACTCATAGAGCTCGAGTTTTATATGAATTTTGATACAAAGGTGAATATTACGAATTGGCAATACGTATTAGAGAGAGCAGATGCCTATAGGATACAATGAAAGTGTGTTGTGTTATTTCATTGACTGATGGTTATGCCAAGCAACGACCTTTTTATGCTAACAACTCAATAGCGAGTTTTAAAAAATGGCACCCGGATATTGATGTCATTATTCTCAATGATGAGCTTCTCAAGCCGTATGACATAAAAACTCACTTTTATTCATTCGGACTCTCACGTTACCTTTTCATTCGAGACATTATGATTTCAAAGGGGTACACGAAAGTGATAGGACTTGGAGCTGATACCATCACATGCTCTCGGTTTGACGAGTTTCTCAATGACAACACTACGCCTTTGATGTGTACATTGGATTACAAAAATAAAATACCACAAGAAATGTTCAACTTTGATATCAAGCCCTTTTTCATGCCACATCACGGTGTTTTCGAATGGCCAACTATTAACAATGAGGTTGCGTGTGTTAATGATCCATCTATTGTGAATGACATGGAGAAATGGTGCCACCAACGAAAGTGTCACGAACAAGAGGCGATGAACTACATGTACTTTTTGACACCAGAGCGTATCAAGATTGTTGATTTTCCTTATGAGTTTTCACGGGTCGTGTACAACAATCGCGCAAAGGGGTGGCTAGGGTCAGAGTGTGTCCAGAGTGGAAAGTTTCACTTTGGTCTCGATGGTCCACAGATTGGGGAGTTTAGCCCAATCTATGTGTGGAAACCTATAGGAGATAAGCTGTACAATCAGGATGGGAAGCAGGTTAAAGCATTTCACTTTTGTACACAGAAAAAGGGTGAAGATCCGACGAAGGAATGGTTCAACGATGAAACTATTAAATTTTTTGTAGAACATTGTGCATGTGATTGGAACCTACCATTTAAAGTCATGTGATGTCTATATAACATCACATGAAAAAAGTTTTCATCCCGACGAATCACGGACTTGCAAATGTTTTCATTATGCTTACAGACTTTTTTTACAATAATCCCGATGGTCTTGTTCATGAATCTATAAAGAATTATGATTTGGGAAGGTGGCTTACATTTCATTTTGAGTTGACAGATCGCACGGATTTACCAGTATACGAATCAAAAATATTCATTAATCAGTTCACTATTCAACATGTTCATCCTCTTATCCGAAAACTCGTGAGTCCTTCTCCAGAGTTGCTCGAGTTGCTCGAAAAACACAAGCACCTCATTGATGATGTCAAATTGGGGGTCCATGTAAGGCGAGGAGCATCCGCCCCAGATAGTCGTAAAATTGTCTCTTTTGATAGTGATAAATTTGCTTCTCATGAAGCTGTTGAACAAATGATTCGTATGGTTGAGAATGTCAACGGTCCTGTATTTCTTGCAAGCGACTCACCCTTGACGAAAATGTATTTTCCTGACAATGTTCGCACACTCGATACAGGGATCGCAGTCGTTCATGGTGACGTTGAGTGCAATCCGGATGATCGTGCCGGTATTTTTCTTGATTTTTTCCTTTTGAGTCAATGCCCTCAAATTATCGTCACAGGTGGTAACTTCCCAGAACTTCCGGGATTGTCCACATTTGGGTACATGGCGGCTATTTACGGAGAAAAGAGGTTTATTATCGTTAAAAACCCTACATAGGTACTTTCATCGTAATGTCAAGAAACCCGAGCCGAACACCTTTGCAATACTTTGGACACTCCGTGACAAAATCGTCCATGTACTTGGCTGGGACATACTTGTGAATAAAATGATTGGGATCGTTTTTGGCGTAGTTTACAAAATTACAAACTGTTTCTTCGATATTCGCTGCAAATGCTATCTGGAAAATTAGTTGTTTTAGGTCATTCTCGAAATGCCAAGGAAATATACGATCATCCGTTTCTATGTTGCACAAATCATTTCGGACGAAAAACATATTACTCGTGTTGCACACAAGCGTGTACCCTTTTTTACGTCCGAGATCTTCGAGAATGTAGTAGTTGGCACCCTTTGCTGAATCATACACCGGTTCCTTGATCCACGAAGGAATGGCGTTGTTTGGTTCAATGATGACGATTTTTGGATTCACCTTGTGAGTATCTCTCCAAATTTCATAGTCAATTGAATCTACATCGATTGACAACAAGTCAATGTCGTACGGAAAGTTATTTTGTTCGAAAATTAAATCAAGATTGTTACTCACCATTTCACATACAGGTGTGATTTTAGGAAACTCTTTAGACGTCTCGAGAAGATCTTTGTACTTTTCAGTATCTCCTTCTATGTAAAGAGCTCGGAAATCGCGTTCCTTGACGAGCCGAAACGTGTTTGAAGCAGCTTTACCGTCCCATGCGCCAAACTCACAACACGTGCCACCATCTGAAATACCCAGTTTTTGAAACAAATATTCAATCATACCATCTTCACCGAACTGTGAATTCACATTCCGTCGATGAGCCAACATTTCTTTTTAATCAATGATAACCTTTAACACTTAAACAAAACGACTGTACTTAAAATAATGAAGCTACATCTTGGCTGTTGGCACAGACGTCTCGATGGCTACGTGAATATTGACATAAAGCACGAAAATGCTGATGTCAATGTAGATATTCGAAGTCTTCCATACGAAGACAACTCAGTTGACGAAATTTACGCTTCACACGTTCTCGAACATTTCGGACGTCATGAATTTCTGGATGTACTTAAAGAATGGAGTAGGGTACTCAAATCGGGTGGTAAAATATATATAGCCGTCCCAGACATTGACAGCGCATTTGAACATTATAAAAAACATGGTGATCTGAGTGTACTCTACGGTCAATTCTGGGGAGGTCAACGAGATGAATATGATTATCATAAATTTGGATTTACATTCGATACTCTTTCCAAGTACCTCACTGAGACGAACTTTGAAAACCCTCGACGATACAACACATTTGAATACCTTCCAAAGGATTTCGATGATTACTCAAAATCATACTTGCCTCATATGGATTTTGAAAATGGACATCTCTTGTCATTGAACATAACAGCTACAAAATCTTGATTTCAGTGAGCATCTGAACCTCCTGGTCCATAGTCACATCGTTGATACCTGCGTAAATCGACTTGGACTTGAGCAGCCGACGAAGCTCGTCAATCTCCAAAAACTTGAAGAACCGCTTCTTCATACTGATGTTCATGAATGGCATTTTACGATCCCACATCGCCTGACACACCGGCCATGTCACGGCACGCAATTCCCGAAGTTCACCTTCGTGTGCGTCGAGTCGAGGCAGGACCACTTCGCGCAAAAGTCGGGACACATCTTCAATGTTTGACATCTAGAACTAAAATGGTTCTTTAATTCTAGATGGAAAAAGCAGTATGGCACACTATAGTCGAACCCATGGTGAGAGAACACCTCACACGAAAATACGTTCCCATCGACCCACTTGTGTACAAAGTGACTGCCGTGTATTGGCTTTTCCAGGAACTCGTCAGCAATTGGAAGCGTGGTCACAGACTCACACTCGACCAAAAGGCGAAGCTGCTCCAGTTACTTGTATGGAATTTTGCCCGACTTCAACAAGAACAAGCCGCTTACGATGAGCGCGAGTTCCCCGAGGATGAAATATGCTGCGAGTGTCTCGACAATGCCGGAGAGACTGTCCCATATTCCGTTGACATCAATATATCACATGATACCACAGAACAAATTGCCGAGTTGGTTCTCGCGTGCAAAGAATTTCAGTGACTCATTTAAAAAGGAAGAAGGTTTTTTAAATAATGGGTACCCGTGTAGCCATCATAAGCGGTGTCACTGGACAAGACGGATCATACCTCGCCGAGTTTCTGCTCTCAAAAGGGTATGACGTCTACGGACTCGTCCGATACTCGTCCGAAAACAAGCGCGAGCGTATCGATCACATTCAGGGTCTCAAAATCGTTCGAGGCGATCTTACAGATTCTTCGCGTCTCGCTACAGTTGTTCGTGATGTGGCTGCTGGTAATTACGAGCGTATTGAAATTTATAACCTGGCTGCACAGTCTCATGTTAAAGTTTCTTTTGAGCAGCCTGAGTATACTGCAAACGTTGACGCAGTCGGAACCCTCCGCTGGCTCGAATCAATTCGCCTCTGTGGATATCCACTTGACCGGTTCCGATTCTACCAAGCTGGAACATCCGAAATGTTTGGCAAAGTTACTGAAATTCCACAGCGAGAGACCACGCCATTTTACCCTAGAAGTCCCTATGGGTGCGCTAAGCTTTTTGGATATTGGATTACAAAAAATTACCGAGAGTCTTATGGGATGTACGCGTGTACCGGCATTCTTTTCAACCATGAATCAGAGCGTCGCGGAGAGGAGTTTGTGACGCGTAAAATCACCAAGGCGATCGGCGCCCGTCAGTTTCCCATTGTGCTCGGAAACCTGGATGCCAAGCGTGATTGGGGACACGCACAGGATTACATTGAAGGTATGTGGAAGATGATGCAGCTCGACGCACCCGATGATTACGTCCTCGCATCCGGAGAGACCCACTCGGTCCGTGAGTTTGTAGAAGAGGCATTTACGTGCACTGGACGAAAGATCGAATGGCATGGTTCAGGTGACACCGAGTACGGCACGGATGTACTCACCGGTGAAATTCTCGTCCGAATCAGTCCTGAATTTTACCGCCCTGTTGAGGTGGATGTTCTCGTAGGTGATTCCACAAAGGCGCGAGAGGCTTTTGGTTGGAAACCCAAGGTGACGTTCAAAGAACTGGTTCAACGCATGGTTGAACACGATCACGTACGCTGCGGCTAAAAAGAAAAAACATTAACAATGTATGGTGAGTTTTCAAGTTGTTGCGTGGCACGGCGAGGATACTGACGAAGAATACACTGTCCATATATTCGGTCGAACAGAAGATGGCAAGTCTGTTCATGTTGAAACACCGTTCGAGCCGTACTTTTTTGTCAAGGTACCGCCCGATCGTACCCCGAAAGCGCTGATTCAAGAGATTCAGCCGTCGAGTTCTGCAGTCATTCGACGCAAAGATCTGTGGGGATTTCGAAATCAAGAAGAGAGCACGTTTTTAAAACTCGGATTCCGGACACTCGCAGAGATGAAAGAATGTCGTCCACGTGGATTGAAAGTGTACGAAAAGAACCTCGATCCTGTTTTGCGGTTTATGCACAGGACTGAAATCAAATCGACGGGATGGATCAAAGTGCCAGAAAATGCCAACCCTGGACACGACTCGACATGTCAAATCGACTTTTGCGTCAAAGATTGGCGAACGCTGAAACCCATTGACCGTGATGACATTGCACCTTTGCGCATCGCAAGCCTCGATATTGAGTCGTACTCTGAGTCAGGGGCTTTTCCAAATGCATTCAAAGAGAAGGATGTGTGCTTCCAGGTTGCCATCACGACGCGAGAGTTTGGACGAGAGGGTTATCTCGATCGGAAATGTCTGTGCGTCAAGAAGACGTCGGGCGGAGAGTCATTCGAGACGGAGCGCGAAATGCTCGAACGACTCGGACGATATCTTCGTGAGATTGATCCTGACATTGTGACTGGTTGGAACATCTTTGGGTTTGACTTGGAGTATCTGTACACGCGAGCAGTCGTGACTGGCGCTGGACCAGATGCACACATGTGGGGTCGTATGCGCGGTTTGCCAAATGAACTCGTCGTGAAACATCTTGCGTCAAACGCTCTCGGATCAAACGACTTGAAAATGGTGCCCATGATTGGTCGGTACGTATTTGACATGTTTCAGGATGTGAAGCGCGAACACAAACTCGAGTCGTACTCTTTGAATAACGTCTCAAAGACATTTCTGGGCGATCAGAAGATTGACATGCCCGTGAAGGAGATGTTTTCGCGGTTCCGTGAAGGTGATCCAGACAAACTGGGTGAGGTGGCAGAATACTGTATCAAGGATACTGAACTTCCCCATCGAATTGCTGAAAAGTTGTGTCTGATTCAAAACCTCATTGAAATGGCAAAGGCGACATGGGTTCCTCTGAGTTACCTCAGTGAGCGAGGACAACAAATCAAAGTGTTTTCCCAGATTTGTCGCAAAGCGCGTGAACTTGGATTTATGGTTCCGACCATGTACTCTAAAGCTACGAGTGACGATAAGTACCAAGGAGCAACTGTACTCGATGCACAAACCGGCGCTTACTACGGACCAATCACCGCCCTTGATTTCGCTAGTCTATATCCTAGCATCATGCGCGCTCATAATTTATGCTACTCTTCGTTGGTTATTGACCCCAGGTTTGGAAAAATTCCGGGTGTTGAGTATGAACAATACGGACCCTACCGGTTTGCACAGGCGCTTCGCGCGGAAGATGGAACCATGCTTCCGGTCCCATCTCTCCTTCCATCAATTCTGAACGAGCTCGCCGCCTTTCGCAAAAAGGCGAAGAAACTCATGGCGGCTGCAGAAGGAACACCCATGGAGGCGGTCTACAACGGTCAACAACTGGCGTACAAAATTTCAATGAATTCTATTTACGGATTCACTGGTGCTACTAAGGGGATGCTTCCGTGCGTCGCCATCGCATCCACGGTTACTATGCGAGGACGACAAATGATTGATGAGACGAAGAATTACGTCGAGGAACACTTTCCGGGCGCCAAGGTGAGGTACGGCGATTCGGTCATGCCATGGACACCTGTACTGGTTAAGTCTTGGTGGAATGAGGAAATTTCAAGTCGCACAATAGAGTCTTTGTGCACAAATTGGTTTCCGTATGAACATTTCAAGAGTGGTCAGGCTGAACAATCTGAAGACATGATATTCGATGCAATGACACATCTAGGTTGGAAACCTATTCGCAGAGTCGTGCGACATAAAAGTCTCAAGAAAATTTACCGAGTAACCTCACCATACGGCACGGTTGACGTGACTGAAGACCATTCATTACTCGATAACAAGTTGAATATTTTGAAACCACATGAACTCCACAAAGATACCATTTTACTGCATTATGGCCCTGACATACCAGGTGAAAATACCGTGACCCTCCTTCACGACTCATGGGACGGCTACGTTTACGACATCGAGACTGGAGCAGGTACATTTCAAGCCGGTGTCGGGCAGATAATTGTGAAAAACACCGACTCGGTCATGGTTGAGTTTGACGTCCAAGGTCGCAAAGGTCAAGAGGCGATCGACTATTCGTGGGCACAGGGTGAGCTGGCGGCTGAAGCGTGTACAAAACTTTTCCGGGCGCCGAACGACCTCGAGTTGGAAAAGGTGTACTGTCCGTACTTTTTGTATTCAAAAAAGCGGTACGCCGCTAAGATGTACGAGAAGAAGGGGGGTAGAGATGGTGAACCATCTCGTGTAGTCTTCAAGAAGATTGACGTCAAGGGTTTGCAGGTTGTTCGTCGTGACACGTGTATGTATGTTCGAGGCGTGCTGAAACACCTTTTGGATCTGGTTCTCAATTCGGAGGATCCACGACCCGCGATTGAATACGCACGGGCATCTGCAAAAACTCTTCTCAAAGGCAAGGTGGAGTCGAGTGAACTCATGATGTCGAAACAACTTGGATCAGACTACAAGACACGCGTTCCACACGTCGAGGTTCGAGACAAGATTAAGAAACGTTCACCGGGTTCAGAACCTCAACAGGGAGACCGAGTCGCATTTCTCATCACGAAGGTTCCGGGTCTTTTGTGCGACAAGGCGGAGGACCCTGTATGGGTCACAGACAATAAGATTCCATTGGATTACGTGTATTATTTCGAACATCAGCTGGTCAAACCGGTGTGTGACTTGTTGGAACCTTTGGTGGGCGCCAATCCTTTTCAGACGATTTTCAAATCGGTGGACTATCTGACAACACCGTCAATCTCGTCGTACTTCACACCTAAACCCAAGAATCCTTAAAAAAACAAGACCAATGGATTTACCAAATGAAATTATTCAGTACATTCTTGAAATGGCTGAACTTTCTATAGACTCGCGATTGGCGTTTGGTATCAAACCAAAGAAGGTAATCATACCTGATGGATTAAGTGAAGTAATAGACGAAATGAGTTATCAAATAAACTGGAATTTAGAACATGAGCAGATATTTTTATGTAATAATGAATCGATTCCTGGTAAGTGTGAGTGGTTTCATACATTCTATACTGGAGAGGATGAAGAAGGGGAACCCGTGATTCGCCATGAAACTTTTGAATTTAAAGCGGAAATATACTCCGGTGGATCATATACAGATAATAACTGCTGGTTCAAGCACTCAACTGGTGAAATCGTAAATTTTTTGTCTAATGAGATTCGTGAAAAAGAATCTCAAAAAATCGCAAGATTTTTCATCAAGTGAATTCGGATGCACGAGAGAAGTGCGAAGCTTTTCATTCAGTAGGTGGATCTTGGAGACCCTGCTGTTATTGTGAGGAAGAAAATGAATGCGATTGCAACTATGTAATTGAGTGTAATTGCAATTGGGTAGATGTAAACGACCCTGAATATAAGACAGAAAACGATTCTGTTTATGATTTTTCGCGTTCACCATCTCCGTGTGATGATTGGGATGGTTATTATTGACCTAAACCCAAGAATCCCTAAGAAACTATGGAGCAACAAATTCTTCAACTGATTGAAGACGAGGTGGAGCGCCGCGTCGTTGAACGCATGTCAACAGCTCTTGAAAAGATTAGTCGTACGTATGACATTTCTTTGCAACAGCTGCTTCGAACGGCGAGTGAAAACACGACGAGTGTCTGGAACGGAAACGTGTGTCACGGACTGAGCAAGTCTTCGAAGCAAAAGTGTAAACGCGGTGTCAGGGATGGGTCTGGGTATTGTCACTGTCACAAGGATCAAAAGCCGATCCAAAGGGTGATTATTCCATCTAGATCACAACTGTCACTCATGGCTCCAAACACAGTGCACACGCATACATTGCCGCCAATGTTTCTTGCCGGATGTCCAGCATGTGAACGTGGGAAAAATTCTCGTATAGATATATAATGAATTCCAAACTCCTGATGCTTGTTCCCGCTCTCACGTTTCACGCTATTATTCTGTCATGGATCAACAAAATTGAAAAAAAATGCGATTGTAGCACAGACTGGCGCCGTGATTTCATGAAGTACTTTTCAGTTGTATCTGTTTTACTTCTCATCGGAAGCATGTTCATGCGTCCAACTTCTCTACCACCAGCGGTAATGACGCTCGGTATGGTATGGTTCATCGCAGCTCTCGTGAACATTGGAGCAATTCTTTCATACATTCCAGCACTCAGAAAGAAGCAATGCGATTGTGCACTCGAAGGCGACTGGCGCGATGATGCCATTTTCTGGTATCTGATCGCTTCAATTGTATTGTCATTTATTATGTTGGCTCGTAAGTAGATGGCGGGTGGTGTGTTACCAGGTCGTCCGTTTGTATTTAACGTCAAATGTATCATCTTTTCCCTGATGCTTTCACTTGGATATTGGTTTGCCCCCCACAAAAATCTGTGGGTCCTCGCATTTTTGATTTGGTTCCCGTACATTTTACTTGCGTGGTACGACTGGGCATACAAGTGTCAAGACAAACTTCGTCCAACAGTTGTGCCGTTCGGGCGGTACATATGGCTTCCTTTCAAGCCACCAGATTACAAGGATGAGTTTAACAACCTCGATCAAGCGACTATTGATGTGATGAATCAGGTGGATCACATCACGGCGTGGACTCTTGTTGCCGCTGCAGCAACGTGGTACTTGCTTAAAAACAAATGACTCTGAAATTCCAATGGCAACGAGGAGCGATTTGCTTCTCGAGGCGCTTAAACGGTTCTTCGAAGTGCCTGAGCATGCTCAGCAGTTGAAGGACATTCTTGAACATCGACGCGGTGTGTCTCTCAGGAACCTCGAGTGGTTCGTGACAAACTATTCCCGTCAGACGAACGTGACGTACACAACACCGACGGGGCGTCAGTTTACTGTCCACGTGGCATACAAGTCATCACTGGATGGCTATTCGAAAAAGTTTTTTGATCCATTTTGTCGAACTGAGCGAATTGAATTTATGGGTCTGACGACGACGGTTGCGCAGTTGAATTTCATTCGTTGGTGTATTGTCAATAGTATCGTTGATTATATCACAGAAAAGGGTGTTTTGAAAATTCGCCAGGAAAGCATTGTTACAAAGTAGACGAAACAAAAAACACATTTTATAGAAGAGCATCATGTCTGGTGCGCGTGTTCAACTTGATGCTGGAGGAACATTTACACAAAATCCACAGTACACATTATTCTCTCGAAAGTATGATACACGTGATACGTATATTGCTGAATCGCTCGAGATTCCTTTTGATACAAATGTACCTGCATTCGGTGGTTCTGTATCAGCTCGTATTCCACCAAAAGATGATTTACTCAGGCGTCTGACTCTTCGGTCTGAACTTCCACAGTTGTACACACCGCTCGGACCAGGGTACGTCTACCCTCGGTATTCTGATGAAGTCGACGGGGGTGTTTACGTCCAGACGAATACGCTCGCGATCCAACCAGGTGATTTCGTTGGCTACTTTAATACACAATTCCTTTCGGCATGGGCGACAAACTTTGTCGGCTATTCGAACATCAATGTCACATACGATTCGACGCTCAACAAGTTTGTTTTCACAGGCGTCTATTCGGACATCTTTTTTCAGAACGAAGCCAGCGCCTCATTTTGGGGGTTTGATATTCGGGATCCCGACTTTTTTACAATAAATGGTGGCTATCCGGCGTACAACTTTACGGGCGGCACGTTAATTGCACCACTCACGCTCGTACAAGCGGGTTGGATCCGCGGTTTTACGCCGCCACCTTCAAATGGGTTTTCGTACGTCGACTCGGTCGCGACCAAACTCGTCAAGAATGCGACGTTGACTGTCGGTGGACAGGTTATAGACCGTCTGACGAGCGAGCGACTGTACCTAGAACAGGACCTCTGCGTCGCCTACGAAAACCAAGCCGCTCTAACGATTCTCGAAGGCAAGAACGATATGTCGGTTGTGTCGACCCCTCGAGAATACTATACAAAGTTGACGTTCAACATGGACACACTGAACATGAGTGAGTTGTACATGCACGACGTCAGGGTCGATATCGAATACGAAAAATTTGAGAATCTTGCTGCGAATGTTATTACGTCAAATGGTTTTCTCGATGGTGATTCGTACGTTACATCGAATCTTCAGGCGATAACTGCCGACGGAACTGAAAACTTTGATCCTACATGGGCAATCGGCTGGAAAAATTATGTCATCATGGGTCCTTTACTGAACAATTCATTCAGGTTTTATAATCAGGATGACGGGACGTTTTATAAATGGACACCCGGGAGTGGTTCAGGTGTATTCATAACTACAAACGGCGGAACACTCTATGGTTCGACAGGTACATATATTAGAAAAGCTTTGATTTCGACAATACTTTCATCGAGCACGACACCGTGGACAACTAGTACATACAGTTTTTTTAGCGCATTCCCGGCGAACGGGGATGGTGACGGGAGAGTTATTTCTATTCTTACAGATGCTCGTTATGCTTACATACAGTACTCTGTGAATTATTACATCATCGGTTCGACGTATACGAGTCTTGTAAGTGTTACTTCAGACGTAACCCAAAAAATATGGACTTTCGTGTACCGATTTTATAATACAACTGCACCTTTGTCAGGATCGGACCAGACGGCCCTTCAGAACTTTTGGACAAATAATTATGGAGCATTTTCAAGTGCAGTGATTTCCTCGATGGTCCAAAGTGGGTCAGATGTTCTTGTCACCGGAACATTAACATATCCGAGTATACCATCAACTACTCAACAAAATTATTTTCGATATATTCACAGAAACTTGATATGGATGCGATACGACACGACTGCTGATTTT